TTTGATTCTGTTACTGCAGTCTTTAATTTAGAACCTGGGTTTGCTCTACGATAAGCAGCAACACCCTTCTTTGTCATACCTGCACCTTTATTAGTTGCTAAGAAATTACCTGACTTTACACTCGTCTTAATTCCCATTCCTTTAGATTTTTTCCTAGCTTTTCTAGCCATTTCATCTATCCAATATAAATTGTAGCATAGACACTTGGAGTTACACTTACTGTAACATCATCTTCACATCTAATACCTTCATCTGCTAAATAAGTATCAAGTGTACCATTTGCAGGTAATACAATTCTAATTCTTGAAGTAGTACCATTTTTAATTTCAAAAGCACCTACTACATCTTTAATATTAGCAACATTAAAACCTCTTATTCTTGTACCAAAAGAACGAACAGTAGACGTTGCTGCTGCTGTTGTAATTGCTGAATATTCTATTGCTGTTAAATTTGTCATTTTTATTTCCTATATAAAATATAAAGGGTCTCATGAGAGACCCCTTATAAAAGTTTATCTATGCTCCTGCTGAGCCATAGAAACCTCTCCAGTCAGAAACACCAAAAGAGTATCTTTCTCTTGCTTTAAATCTGACGTTACCAGTATCAAAATCTGGTTCCATTTTAGTTTGTAGAGGAACTCTAACAAACATCTTAGTACCATTAGGCACGTCAGTTTTAATGAAGTAATCGTTGGAATTTGTAAACCTTCTGTTTACATAATATCCATCAGGAATTACTCCCATATTTCTGATTGCATTAATGTCATTGTTTGCAGACCCAACTTTACCTGGAGAAGCTAGAAGCCTGTCAGCAGTAAATTTAAGGTCAGATGGAATATGTAAAGATTGAGCTTGAGCACCAATTAAGATACCTCTGTCATCTTTAGTTCCATCAATTGTTATTAATGCAGTTTCCAAAGCTGCTTCAGCTAAATCTGCTGCAGCTAGTAGGTTACTCTGTGTACCACCACCAACAACTGGGTGAGACGCAGAGAAGAATGCTTGACCATCTCCAATTGCAGTGTCACCAGCAACAAAACCTTGGTTAAAGATTGTTGCAGCTTTTACTTGTTTAGTGTTAGCCATTGCTCTTGCTAGTGCACGAGAACGAACTTTAGCGAAAGTATCATATAGATTATCTTCCATTGCTTCTTCAGTAATTGAAAAAGCTAAAGCCACTGTTTCGTGGTTATATCTAGCTGTGAACGATTCTTGTGCGTCATCAAAAGAAACAGCAGCACCTTCAGATTTTACTGGAGCTGTGCCGAACCCTGTGAATAACACTTCTTCTTCAAAAGACCTATCTGAGTTTTCAGTTTCAAATAGGGGTGTATGTTCGTCATTGACATCACCATACTCAACACCAAAAACAGCATTAAGTCCTGGAAGAAGTTGTTTAGCAATACTTGCTCTATTTATAGCCATATTATTTCTCCTTCTATATTATGCTGTTGCCTGACGTTTCATCCAGTGTTGGACGATTTTGACTTCAAGTTTAGGGAATGCACCATCAACACCTGTTAAGGCATTACCTGGTTCATGTATCATTGCTATTGGTCTTACAGCTTTAGTTGTAGTTGCTCTACTTGCAGCTTTAATACCAAAACCTGAATTACCAGTAATCGTGCTACCACTACCTAAAGTCACAGCAAAGTTTTGTGAGTTAATATCACCTGCAGTAACTGATGCATCTGCTTGAATCATAAAAGAACCATAAGGGTCATCAGAAACAAATCCTACTGGATTACCAATAGCACTTGAAGTATTTGCAGGAAAGTAACGACTAAACGTAGGTTGTTTTGTAGTAGGGTCTGTATATTCACATCCCATAAAAACACCTACAGCATAGTCAGTTGTTGTTGCTATTGGTGTTATTACACCAGCAGCAATTGTTACGAGGTCTCCATGAAAGATATTAGAAGCCAATCCATTAGCAATTGCGTACTGCGACTGAGCAGTAGAATTAGTATCTGAACCAACTTTTCTTAAAGGGACCATTCCAAATAATGCTTTACTTGCACTCATTTGTTATCTCCTTCGTAAGTATTATTAATATATGTTACAAACTATCTTTGAAAACGAGGTTCACGACCTTTTGTAACTGTTGATTTACTTGAGTTAGTTATTGGCATACGAGAATCAGATTGAGCACGTAAAGTAGAATCTAATGAATCTTCTTGTTGTTGGTGCTTATCTCTATAATGCTCTTGCCTAGCTATTACTTTGTCTGTAGGCATTTTAGCTAATGCCACATCACCACTGGAAACGACTCCATTATATCTGCCACCTTCTTTGATAGCAGTTGTAGAACCTAGTTCAGGGACTTCATCAGGTGTGACAAATGTCCAACCTTCACGTTGTCTCCTACCAACATTTTTATAATCTTCTTCTCCATTTAAATCTATTCTAATCCATCTTAGAGACATACCTTGACTTGTAAATTTATCAGTTACAGATTGAGGTATATCTAATAGACCAGTATCTTCAAATGAATAATTTTCTTCTTTTGATGTTGCTTGTCTAGTTTCTTCATTACGTTTTATTTTATTAATAGCCATTTTTAACTCCTACGCATTTGTGTTGTTATTGTTGTATACTCTTCTCCAGTCTCTATTTTAGACTTTTCTTTCGCATACTTGTCTAGTGGTATATTCCATTTATTAGCTAATCTAACATCTTCTTGAGATAGTTTGATTTTCTTAGAAGCAGGAGTGCGAGATGTTCCTGCTACCACTTGGGAAGGACTTGACGTAGCCTTCTGACGAACTTGTTGAGTTTCCTGTTCAGATGTTTTTAACTTATTTGGAAATGCTTCTTTAAGTCTATTATCAACTTCACCATAGAAGTCATCATCTGTAGGGTCAAAACCTTCTTCTTTTAACTGGGCATCTAAAGCTAATGCTGCAGCAGTCATCATTTTATCTTGACCAAACCACTCATTCTTTTCTGCCCATGCGACTGCTTTAGGGTCGTATTGGGGTTGTTGAGGTTGAGGTTGTTGAACAGGCTGTTGTTTAACTGCGTTCTGGTAATTCTCGTAATCTTTATCAAAATTAACCTTATTTGTTTTTACACTATTTAAATTAATCTGTGCTTCATTTAAAGCTTCTTGTGCTTTTAATAATTGACTCTTATCATCTTTTTCAAAAGCATCTAAGTAATTTTGTTTAGCAAGATTAAGTTGATTCTCTAAACCTTTTTCTTGAGATTCAAGACTTGTCTTAGTTAAATCAAATTGATTACTTTGATTTGTTGAAAGTCTTTTTTCTAGTTCTTGTTTATCAGCTAAAAGTCTGGCAACTTCTTCTTCCTTATCTTTTCTTTGACGAACTAACTGACGTATTCTTTTTTGTGCTCTTTCAGACTCAATGTCTTTAGCTTCATCAGGTTGTTCCTCTGGTTGAGTATCTTCCTTCGTTTCAGTTTTAGTTTCAGCTACAGGTTTTTCTTCAACTACAGCTTTAACATTTTCTTCCTTCTCAGGTTTTGAAGAGTTTTCAACCTCAAAGTCTATTTTATCTTCTTCTTTAGATTCAGGCTTTGAAGTGTCAATTTCACTCCATTCTTCCTTTTTCTCTACTTCCATTTTTATCTCCGTTGATGCGAACCAAACGATTACGCAAAGTTTAATATTATAATAATACTACAATATAGTACAGCATACAAGCCACTAAATTATTTATTATTATATAAGTTATCAAATGTTTTATTTACATCCATATAATCATCATGAGATTCAGCAGTATGTTTATATTGAGAAGGTGTAAAATCTGGAGCACCTTCACCTGCTGACCACATTGCAGGACTTGTAACTCTAACTCTATTATTAGGTAAAGCTACCATTGCACCTTTATATGGACCAGATGTTAAATGTAAAACATGTGATTGTTTATGTTGTGCAGGGTCATCTGCTACTGCACTATCAGTGAAGTCAACTGTAAAATAATATTTACCAGTATAAAATTCACCATTTACTTTACACATCCAAGGACTTGAACTAACTCTATCCATAACTATAATACTATGATTATGACTAGGACAATCCCAAGGTTGAGCAAAATGTGTTTCAATAGGTGGAGTCCATTCATCTAATGGTATATCACCTATCAAACCTGTTATTGGCATACGTGCCCACATAGCACCACCATGTAAATTTTGTTCTTCAGCTTCACAACCTGTAAA